AATGCGTTTCGTACGTCCTCTTCCGGCACACCAAGCATTTGGAAAAATTCGGCTGGGTTTTCTCCCTGCTCGGTCAGGTATTCGACCACCGGCGCGGCATCGATGCTAATGCTTGAGCTGTCGTTTTGATCGGCCAGTGTTTGAAAATATTCTTCGAAGTGCTCCGGTGAGCGATTCCGCAGTACGCTCTCGCGGGCGCGCTCGAGTTGGCCGACGACACGCTCACGGTTTGCAGTGGCGCGGCGGCGGTCGAGCACAGAGCCGACGATGTTCGTGCCTGTCGATGTGAGGCCGCCGCTACCGGCGCCGATAATGACGCTATCGACGACTTTCGAGAATGCTTCTTTTGGATCGACGTCCTCGCCAAGCACGCCCATGTCGTAGGCGGTATTCATTATTGTGACGAGACCTTCCTGGAAGCCTTCGAGGCCGGAGGCCGCCAGGATGTTGCTGGCGCGCTTTGTCAGTTGACGCTTACCGGATTTAACAATCGGCTCGACGATTTTATCGAGAGGTAGCTTTTCAGTGAGCGCTTCGAAACCAGCTTGGAAGGCGGCGCGCAAAGCAGCCGTGTTTTGCGGTAGCTTTTTATCTTCGATGCCTTCCTGGTACGCATTGCCGTAGACACGGGCGGCGAGCTCAGTGAGCGCCAGCCCTGTGCCGTATACCGGGCCACCGATTACGCGCAGCGCAACGGTCGGGGCTTGCGAGGCGGCGCCGCCGATAATTTCAGGGATGTAGTATGCCGGCGTGCCGGGCTCCGCCATATTTTGGAGCTCTTTTCTGCGCTTGTCTAAAGCGTTTGCCGTATCGCGTGCGTAGTCGACATTCGATTGATCGGGCCTACCGGTGAACGCCTCTTCGATGTTGCGTGTCACGGTCGTCGTACCTTCGACCATTAATTCGTATGGCGACGGCACTGTGAGATTGTTTGCGATAAATGACGCGATCTTGGTGTCGAGTGACGCGTCAGGTTTTTCCGCTGCTTCGGCTAAAGCCTGGTTTCGTTTGTCCTCCGCTTCATAACTCTCAAGCGGCGATCTGACGAGAATATTGAAAAGCCCGAGCCTGCCCTGATACCAGAGCTGACGCACGATCGAGTTCAGCGTGTCTTCACTGAAGATTGCCTTCGCACCTCCAACGATACCGTCCTCGATCTCCGAGAGAATGCCAAAGTCACCGTCGGCGAGCGCCGCGTTATATTCGTCTTTCGAGACCCAGGCCGCGGTGCCAGGTGCGGATTTTGTAACCTTTCTGTCTTCGATTTCGAGATCGGTTTCCGTCTGACGTTGGCGGACTTCGTCGAGGTTGCGTTGTACCAGGTCGCGGTCGAGGCCGCTTCTTTTCGAGAGGTCGAGCACTTCCGCAGCGCGGTCGCCACCAAGAGCCCTGCCGGCTTTGATACTAGTCTCGCCGCGTCTGAGCGCTTGTTCGTTTTCGATGATGAGATCTGGAATAGATCCGCTGGACTCTGCAAGTTGTATAGGTGCTTCGGGTTGTGGTGTCTCTGTCGTCTCTGCCGGTGTTTCTGTTGTCTCCTCGACAAGCACAGCACTGCCGTCTGTTTGTTGTGTGCCGAGCTGTTCTTCGTTTTCTTTAAGAAGCGCCGCGATCTCGCTCATCAGGGACCACGTCGTTCATTTAAAAAGCGTTGCTGAAAAGTAGCACCGCGGCGAATAGCTGCCGCAAAGTCTTCCATTAATTTTATTTTCTCGTCGCGATCCTGCGGGATGGTCACATTGTTACGTGCCAGGGTCGATGCCATTCCGTTGATATCGTTTTGCGTTAGTTTGTCATAAGGCACATAGACACGGTCGCCGTCTGCAACCTCGTCGGTGACAAGCGGCCCCAATCGCTGCTTGTCTTTGAAAGTGCCTTCCACGTAGACGATCTTTAATAATTCTCGATCGATGATTGCCTGTTTCTCATCGGTCGTCAGGGCATCGCCTTTAATTCTCGCCTCTTGGCGATACAGTTCATCCATGCGTTCGGTGAACAATGTCAAACGTGTGCGCGAGTTACCGTTTGCTTGGCCTTTGCTGTCGGTTATGTAGAGCCCGGCCTTTGTCAGCGACGTTTTAAAACGTTGTAGATCCGAGATGCCTTCCCGTGCTGCGCGGCGCTTACCGGCCTCAAGATCATTCTGTCGACTCTGACGCTCTTGTCTGAGCAGTGTGACCGCTTGATTGTAATTTGTACCGTTGAGCTTTTTGCCATATTTCGCTTCGAAAGCCGCGGGGCCCATCGTCGGGATTTGGCCTTTCTGCATTTTGTCGAATTCTTCCAGAAACTTGCCAAACTCAACGCGGCTTTTATCGATCGGGACCAGCGGCGCCTTTGTCATCGCGTTTTGAAGCGCCGTCACGCCAGCTTGCGTTTTCATCATGGCGGTGAGTTGATTGGCGGTGAAATCAGACGGTTTGACGACATCGCCGGCCAGCCGTTTATCGGCAATTATTTTACGCGCTGCCTCTTGGTGCTCTTCGATCTCTTCGTCTCTGATAGCGTCCATGCGCTTTGTTTCGGCATCAAGCGCTTTTCTGGCGGCTGTTAGACGTTTTTCATCTTTACCGAACCGCCGTGTGAGTTCCGCCTCCGCTTGCCGCCGCTCGGCCGCGGTATCGAGACCGCCGAAATTTGTTTTAAGATCTGCAACTGTGTCGAGAGCTTCTTGCTGATCGGCGGCGACTCTTATTGGTTTGATCAAGTCATCGTGCAGCTTCTCGGGGATCTCGGATTGATATCGTTCGAAATACGCTTTCGCGCGCAACGGTTGCTCGATCAGCATGTCTTCAATGACCTGCTTATGCAGCTCTGCGACATCGGCCGCGGCAAGCACGCGGGCTTGATCGCCGACACCTGTTTTCTTGAGGTAGTGATCGAATGCCGCTGACCGATACGCCGAGATTTCCCCATTGTATGCGGAGACAGCATCACGATTGGTAAAGTCTGTCAGGCGCGCCTTGCTTATTGAATTACTTTTTTGCTCTTCGCCCAGTGCGCTATAGACGTCGGTATCGCGTTGTTTCTCAGCCGCGCGTGCGTGACCAGCGACACCGTCAAGGAATAGATTGTTCTGTCTTTCGACGTTCTTTCGAAGAAGGCTTGAGACTGCGCCATTGGATGCTTTGTCCAGGATAGCGTCGCGTTGGGTTGCCCAATCTGTCTCGAGTTGTTTTCGTTGCTCCAGGGCTGCGTTGCCACTTAGAGAATAGTAGCCTGGCTTGTCGACGGTGCCGTCGAGCAACTCTCGGCGCTTTTTGTTCAGGGTATTCGATAGCTCTTGGGCTTCCGTCTTGAAATTTTCTTGGAGTTGGGCTTTCCCGAAATTGCTGGCAGCGCGCCCGAGTGTCTCGCCAACGTCGTCATAATCGGGAAACGCGTCACGCGGCACACGCACGCCTGGAAGGGACTGCGGCTGGACCCTGCCTATGACATCTGCGGCTGTCGGTAGTTTTGCCACTTGCTAACCTCTATCCTTTGAATTGCAGGCCGATGTCACTCGCACCGGCTAAGAGCGTTGTGCCTGCACGCATCAAGCCGGCAGAACGTATTTGTCGGGCGCGTGCTTGTTGTAGGACGTTTTCAGCTTCGAACTGGCTGCTCCGTGCCGCGGCGTTATTTTCGGCCAGCCTGGCATTAAACTCGCCCTCTTCCGCAAGCTCTTCCTGCACCAGCAGAGCGGAGCCTGTGCCGGTATCGCCGCCTCGCGCGGCGAGGAGCGCGCGCTGGGTTCCTTCTGTTCGTTTACTTCCTTCGCGTTGCTGTGCGGCTTGCATGGCGCCGATCTGACGCTCACGCTCGGCTTGGCGCCTTGCCAACTCGGCCTGCATCTTCGCACCCTGTGCCTGACCTTGTGCGCTCATTACCTGCATACCTGCCTGTGCGGCAGAGCTGACGGCCATCAATGTGACGGCTTGTGCCGTTGTTAGTGTCATCTCAAATGACTCCTGTGTGCGATACTTCCCGATGCGTCAGGCCGAGCCGGTCATACAATCGGCCGACACCGTCGGGGCTTGTGTCCAATCGTTTCATGGTTAGCAAAACTTCGCGCGGTGCCGCGTCGGCTCGCGCCGCTTCGATTGCATGGCGCAAGACTGAAATCGCTGCTTGAGGCGGTGCGTCTGGTGAAGCCCACCAAAACAGTTCTTCGACCGCGGTATAATCCGGGTTCCACATAAAAGGCACGCGAACGATGCCGATCCCGGCGACGATCTGATCTTTATCCTCTGCGATAAAAATCTCGAATGCAGGATTCCGGAAGAGCTGAAGCAAGTGTGTTTCGAAACGGTTTCGAGATGTCGGCACCCAGTCGGGGTCGCCCATGCGTTGAATAAAATCCCAAGCGCCGGCCAGGATCCCTTCCCAGTCGGTCTCGAAATTAGCGGCACGTATTTTCATGATGACGTATCGATCTCTGGCGAGAGTGCGAGGATAGTTGCCGGCACGGGCGTCGTGCCTTGCAACAGGATCCGGATGTCGTCATCGAAGCCGGCGGTGACACCGAGGCGCAGCTCGCCGGTAAAGAAGTTGACCGGGTCGCCGTCAATGTCGGTCGCAGATCGGAGATCAAGTTCGGTCGCGTTTCCGACGACACCGTCCTCGATTGTCGATAGCGATAGACTGCCCTCGGCTGTCTCCATAACGACCAGGATGATATCGCTGATGCTTTTTGGTTTACCGATCGCGGTCCCGTCTCGCGCGCCGAAACTAAGTTTCAAACTCTTAAACTGACGCGTATATCCGAGGCCGGCGTGTACCAGGGAAGCCGCGGCATCGAGGGTGATGGCGCCAGAGCTCACGGTCTTGGATGTTTGCACTGCGCCGTCGGCAAACACCTGGACGCTTTGGCCTTCGAGGTGCGCGAGGCCGGAGACGCTCGAGACCTTTTCACGGACTTCACCGCCAGTTGAATAAGTGGTGAAGCTCGTCGTGTTCAGATTGACGCTCGAGGTGTCCTGGAGCTGGAACGTCGTGGAGGTCACGCCGGCTACCTTGAACGATGTGTTGTTCAGCTCGGTCATACCTTTACAGCGCGTGATCCGTATGTCGTCACCATTCGATAGGCCGTGCGCGCCGTCGGTCGTCACGACACCAGGGTTCGCCTTCGTGACCGCTGTTATGCTGATGGGATTGTTGAGCGTGAGACCGCTGTCGACATAGAAGGCATCTTCCTGAAGGTCTTCGTCACCGTTAAAGACTCGCTCGACGCATTCAATGTAGCGCTTGGTCGTTCCGTTGATCTCACGCTTTACGACAATCCAGACCTCGTCCCGATCGTCGGAAGATTTGAATTGCCCCGACGCTGACTGTCCGGGGATGGTTGCCACGCTTTCGACGACGGCGTTGCCGCCCTGAAAGCTGCCGCCGATGATCTGTCGGCTCCAGCCGAGCACATCCTGGTCGGGCTGATAGGTCAGGCAAGCGAGCTGTCCGTCGCCGCGGACGCACCAAATCACCGAGTCCGGCTCTTGTTGGTAGGCCATCTGTATGACGCCGTCTTTCAGGACCCGATCATTCAGAAGCGTCAGATCGAAAGCATCGAACCCCTCGAGGCCGTTCGACTGGATGACGTCCGCAAACTCGACGACTTTTCTTAACTGCTTCTGGGCAAAGACCAACCGGGATCGGATTTCGAGTGGCGGTATGCGAGCGCAGCCGGCAGAGACTTCGAAGTCCGCGGCAATGTCGCTTGGCTTGAGAATGGCGCCTTCACTTTTCAGGGTCCAGTTGCCATCTTGCGTCCCAACGATTGGCTTCTTGCGCGCCGCGAACCAGAGGATCGTGTTTACGCGGGTCGCTGCCAGTTTGAAAACGATCGAGCTGTCATCGAGGACGTCGCCTTCCTTGTCGGAATCGGCGAAGTTCTCGATGTCGCCGCTGACTGAAAGCCAGAACTTCTGCGGTTCCTTGGACGTCGACGCGAGCGCCATGCGTTGCTGTATGAATGAGACGACAGACGGCCAGCCGTCGGTGTCGTTATATTCTCCGAGGCGCCAGTTCGTGTTTCCGGACGTCGGCAATGAATTGCCGAGCACGTCCGCGGTCACGTGTGTCGTGTCAGTAAAACCGGTGATCTGACAAAAACCATAGTTCGAGCCATCCTTCATGCGGATCAGCCGCCCGACATCCGTTGCACGGAATCCGGTATCGTCATTGATACCGGTGGTCGAGGACGCGGTGATGGTTACGCCGACACCGGTGCCGGCGGACGATGTCAGTGTGGTGCTCGTGTCATTCTCATCGAGGTATGGGCCGTCTGAAAACAGCACCTCGATGAGGGACCACGACGTGTGCCCGAAACGGTCGAGGCGATAGACGTGCGTTGATCCACCGAGCGCGAAGTACATGACGTCTGCGGATTGAACATAAGAGAGGTTTGGAAGGTCGGCCTCCGAATAAGGCGACGTCAGCTCGACTGGCACATTGTCCAGGAGCTCGATGTCATCGATCGCCACAGTCTTGCCCATGTCATTTTGGAATTCGACATAGAAAGGAGAAGCACTGGGGGTAAAGGCGACAAGGTGGTATCCGACTTTCGATACCTTGTCGGCGAGGAACTCTGAGCCGCCGGCCGATGAGCCGACGCGAACGGTCAGCTTGTCGTCAGCTACCCCGTAAACACGAAACCGCAGGACGTGTTCGACGTTGGTCGTCGTCGTCGTGACCGCTTGCTGCGCCCGCCCTCCGGAGGCGGAGATCACCATTCGATCGTTCGTTGCGTCATGGGTTAATGAACCCGCAGCCGCAGTCCAGCTCGTGGTGTTACTGTCGAAGGTTCCGTTGGTGATCGCCGCGCCGATGTCGTTGGCGATGATTTGCGCCTGGTTCCGAAAGAAACGGATACAGTTCTGACCAGTTTCCAGACAATACGATTGAAGATTTGAGAAAATAAACGGAATTAACCAGGATCGAACGCTGTGCGTTTTGACGTCGGCAATATAGCGGCTGCCAGGGCGGTAGGTGAAACCACCTTGTGGCAACGGCAAAATGTTTTCGTATACAGCGCCGGCATTCGAATACTTCTGAAACTGAACGCGGCCGGCCATCCGCTCGCCGAATTCGCCGGCGTTGAAGCTCTCCTGGTTGGGTTGCGTCTGAACGCTCATGTGCTCGGAGGATCTCCCGGCTCATACGAATGGCGCCCGCCATGTCGCACAAGAATGAAGTCACTCTCGGGCAATTGGTCGGCGTAGTTTTGAATGGCGTCGGTGCTTTTCGCGAAGGGTAAATCTTGATCGTGAAACTGTTGGAAGAGCTCTTTCGACAGACTGACCGAGCTGCTCAAAGCGGTCGCGAGCTGGGCTGCGATCAGTTTACTGAGGGCCCGCCTGAAGGTCGGCGGCATCTTGTTCGGGTCTTCGACGCGCGCGACATATCGAAGATAGACGTCGTCCGCGTCGCAGAGAATCTGGTCGCCTTCGATTTTATAACGAATGTAGTCGTCGCCGTGATCATGCTCATGAACGGAGATGACACGAATGAAATCCGCCGGAAGTTGGTAGGCATGGTCCCACGCGAATACCGGCTCCGCGTCCTCCGCCAACTGCGCCAGTTTCAAACGCTTGGTAGCAAAATTCCAATGATGCATATCCAGGCATAGGTCGCGAAGTTCGTCATAGACGACTTCACACGCATTCGCTTCTTTCGTGCCCGACGTCAGCGACGTGATCTGCTTACTGTGCTTTATAAGTTGCAGCGCGATGTTGCAGATCTGTACTTCGCTTGCCATGGGTTAGGCCGCCTTTTTAACAGGCTGCGCTTTTGCCTTCTTTTGCACGTTATAATGTCGCCAGTTTTCGGCCGGCTCGACGATGGTGGTGTCTGGCGTTATCGAGATGACCTCGAACCATCGCTTCGACCACGACCCGTCTTCATGTTTGATATTGATTCGGATCTCGTCGCCCTTGGCGAAGTATCTTCCCGAAATGTTATGAAAGTAGTTTTCTTCCATAACGTCCTCGGTCGTGTGGTTCGCCGGCGTATAGGAGAACTGTGAACCAAACTTGAGACGCGAAATATATTCGATATCTTCCGGGCGAGATCGCGCGGTCATGGGGAACCTCATTGATGTTGTGACGAAGAAAAGGGGCGGCCCGGAGGCCACCCCAATTTCTTCAATGTTTTCAACGACTTACTAGTCGCCATCTGTCTCAGCCACGGCGGTGCCATCGCTGATGTCGACCACCGATCCGGTGTTCGATAAGACGGTGCAGAAGTTCGTCGTCGGTGTTGCCGTATCCACGACGATAATCAAGTCGCGGACGCCAAGCATGTTTGCAGCATCATTGAAATATCCGCTGCTGTTAATCGCGGCAATGTTGTCGGAACCCGAGGTGTAAACCCACAACTTCCAGTTATTGCCGTGTGCGAGTTGCGAGAGAGTTGATGCAGTGAAAGCCATGATTAACCCTCCTTAGCTCGTTGCGATGGCAGTTGTGTCATTGAGGTTCGCTTCAATAACACCTGTGTCGTCGATCATCACGGCGGCACCTGACATCATATGGTTGATAAAATAGCTGGCCCTATCGCCATGCCACGTAATGTCAGCGCTGATGTTTTCGCCTGCCGCTGCGTTCGGATATTCGCTCTTTTGAATCGCGTATCCGATTGCATTTTTGTGGTAGACAAACACCTTTGCTGTCGAGGTGCCTTGTCCCGGCAGCGCCGGTAACATGCACCATTTCACATTCATCCAATCCCGGAACTTACGGTGGCCTGGGATGCCCTCGTTGAAGGCTAATCCGTTGGCACCGACATAGTCGGAAGAAGCGAATGATTCGACGGTCATCGCCTGGGCGTATGCCCGAGGTGTCAGAACGCCGTAGCGCTGGCCGTCATTGGGTACGGAATTCGCATCCAATGCTTCGACCATGGTGATCAAGCTGGCTTGGATAGCGGCGGACGACGTCACCGTGTAGGTGACCGTCGACTGCGAGGTGCTATCGAGGACCGTCGTGATCTGTTCGTCAACCTTGCGCCCGAGGGCCATGGCCCCGGATTTTGCGTAAGCAAGTCTGACATCAATATTGACCTTGGCTTCGTCAAGGCTGTCTGACCATTCGCCGGCATAGAAATCGGCAAGCGTTACAGACGGAGCGGTATGCGTCACGTTCATCCTGATCTTCAATCCAGATCGCTAATCCGGATCCGCTACCGAGGTAGCTGCTCTGCCTTTCGAACAGAGAGGAGACTATATCATCACCCTAAAAGGGTGCCGGGCGCTTCCACCGCGCTTGCGGTGTACTCCTTGCGGATAGTCGTTGAAGGTTCTGCTTGCGCAGCTTCCCTGCTGATTACCATATCCTATACGGGACTTAGGCTTCCCAGCAATTCACCCAGTTTGCAATCGAGCATTCCCGCTCGATGGCCCTAGAAACGTCGTCGGACTTGGCCGACGGCATAACACGATAAGGCGTAATTTCGCCGTGACGCGACTTGGTTGTAGCAACACCGGTTCCGAGCTTCTGGAAATGAGCGGTGGAACCAACGACTCCGTCTTTGAGAAAGACGGTGTCCTTTAACATGGAGCCTTCACGTTGAAAAACGTGGTGCAAGTCTGTCATATACTCTTGCACGAAGGCTGTATTCACACTGGTAGCCATAGGGCTGCCTCCATTCGATTAAGGTTTTTCGATTGGTGCAGACCTCTGTCGGGGTAACTGAACGCAGAACGTGTCGCGGGGTGCCCATAAGGGGCCGCGGCGTTGTCCTATATCAGCGCCTTGGAGTTGCGTAACGCTTGTCTGCCGGGCCGCGGTGCGGGGTGCCGGCGGGGCGTCTCATTCAGAAGCGGATGCTTCGGAATTCTTGAGTTGATCGATGGCGGTTTGCAGGTCACCGACTGTGGTGAACTGTCCGTCCCAATCGTTCGGTATCTTTATGTCGAACTCGTTTTCGATCTCAAAAATAAGTTCGATGAAATCTAGGCTCTCGATGTCGAGCGCTTCTATCTCTGTGCTTGGTGTTATCCAATCGCCAGGCATTGCCGCCTTGGCCGACACCAACTCGATCAGCTTGCTCATCAATGGACTCTTAAATCGTCAGACGATAGCGGGTACATCCAGACCGGCGTGCCGTTGCCGACCCAAGCGCCCTCGATGTTGAACTCGAAGTACTCGATCGCCTCTTCATTGGTCATACCGTCTCGGTCCATCAGGATCTTGATAACACGGTCAACGGAATAGATGACCACCGGAGGCTGACCGCAGCGAACACCGACGCCAATGACGGCGTCGTCCAGCCCGGCCGCGGTGGTCAGTTCTTCCTCGAAGTACGTCAAATCGATCGCCCAGCTCCGACAATCGACTGATTACCGTGCAAGCGCTCGCTGAGTGATGCACGCTGTACCGACAGCGTGGCGGCCTGTTTGCGGTCACCCTTCTGATAAGCGTCATGAATGTCACGAGAGAGCTGATCATATTGGGACTGCATGTCGTTCGCCATTTCCGTACCCGAGATGCCGAACTTCAGTTGCCCCTCGTTTGTCATCCTGCCCACCTCGGCCATCTGTCTTACGAACGCCGGGTGACTGCCAAGCAACGATCCGTCGCGGAGCTCTAGCTTTATGAGATCGGGCGACCGCGATAGATAGTCGTTCGCGAATGCGACGTTCTCGTCATACGACGCGCCCCACTCTTTTCGGAGATCGGCTTCAGCCTTCTGCATGTGCTCTGTATCGACACGGTTACGCTCGGCTGCGCCGGCCATCTCGAGTTCGAAATACTTTGAGAGCATCGCGTTGACGACGCCCTGACTGGCGCCTGCGGCGTGCATGTCAGCGATGATCGACTTGATCGGTGCCTGGTATTCTTCACTGGCAAACGCCTCGGCGTCGATGCCTTCCGGTGGAGCGATCTCGTAGTCATCGACCGATTCCGGAACGCCCATCTGCTTGTTGAACTTGGCCCGGTCTTCGTCGGACGCGTCTTCGCCAGGCATCTTCACGCGCTGCGAGAGTTCTCGATTTGCTTCATAAAGGGCATTCGCCATGGCGGCCGGTGTGGTGTAGCGGCCGGCGAGGTTGCGAACTTTCTCGTCCTCGATGCCTTCTGTCCAGGACGACGCTGTCGTCTCGACGGAACTGCCTTCAATTGCAGGTGCATCGCTCACCTCCGGGGTAGCCGTCGACTCTTCGACAGCGCCATCGGTCATCGCTTCGGACATTTATAACTCCTCTAGGTTGTTTAGGTCTGCGTATAAAGCCGCCTTGATGCGGGCAGCGATTTCTCGTTTACCGGCCCACCGCTGTAGTTCTTGTGGATCGATCGGCGGAACACGGCCGTCGTCATCAGAGACGTCGTATTCGCCGCACCATGACATCAACATGAACAGGACACGTTTGCCGAGGTACGGGTCCTCGAGAAACAACTTGCGAAAATCCCTCGCAACATCGGCCGGTCCGTGTCTCTCGAGATTCAGCGACGTGACAAGTTGGTGATGGAAGTCCTCGAGATCTGGTTTAAAGGTCACGCTATGCGCCACCTACCGCCGATAGAAGTTGCTGGAAGTCTTCACCGGCCATACCGGGCTGCTCAGATCCAGCGCCGGGGCCTGGTCCTGGTCCTCCTGGCGCTCCGCCGGCTGCGGCTGCCTGTTGGATCATCGGTGCCATCTCTTTCATCGATGCCATTTGCTTTTCTTGCTGGGCCTGTTGAGCGCGCGCTGCGGCCTCCTGCTCGACGACCTCGTCAGGCTTCACAAGCTCGTTCGGGAAGTCGTTCGACTTGGCCATGTACTTGCCAAGCTGATCGAAGTCGAAGCGGTCCATGATCTCGGGGCGGATCTGTCCGATGCTCAAGATCTTATCCATCGTCTGGCTGACATACGCTTCTTCGATCTGGCTTTTAGCGCGTTCCACGGGTGACGCGAAGCGGAATTGAAGCTCGGTGCCTTGGATGCTTTCGGGTATCATCTCGGGCGGACCGAAACCGCCTTTGCGGAGCAACATATTGAAAGCGCGCTCCACCATAGGTCCGTTATATGATCCTTCGAGCGATCCGAAAACTGACCCAATTTCTTGGACGTAGGTTTCGCGTCGGGCCGAGATCTCGGTCGCCGTCATCTGTGGTCCGTCGATCGGCAAATTGAGGATGTTCTTGAAGAAGATCGACATGATCGCTTCACGTTCAGCGGTCTGTGCGTTCAACGCCCAAGGTATCTGCGCGCTTGAGTCCATCTGTTGGAACGGCTTGGATCCCAGGTTCCGGATCGCTTTCGCGTCGTAATAGCTGACACCGCCGGGGCGGAGCTGCGGTGCGTTGACCATGCTATCTGACGGCAGCAACCAGGGCGGGTCGACAGCGCGGTGCAAAGCACGGAGCACAGTCTTGCCCATCTGGTTCAACGTCATGACCGACGGCAGCGCGAGCGTGCCAGGGCCGCGTCCGAAACCCGTGCCTTTCTCATCCGACCGTGTGTCCCACCGCGGGATGAAAAACGGCATCTCTTCGAAGCCGGTTTCTTCGATGACGTGTTCGCTATCCACGTCGATCACGATGCTTGCAAACGGCATGTCGGTGTTCGCGATCGATGCGGGGTCGAACTCAAAGCGTTGTCCGACCCACCATACGAACTGCGACGCTTCTTCTCTTTGACGCACGCCTGGCTGGCGCAGCCGCTCGAGTGTCTTTGCACCAAGACGTTCTTCGCCGAACATCATCGCTGCTTTCCGCGGTGTCATCTTTTCGTCGATGTAGACGCCGACCACGTTGTTCACTGCGTCGACGTCGAGGTATACCTTCGAGAGGTGAAAGGCTTTGAACTGGATCCCGCGCATGTCGGGGCGGATGTTGAGGAAGCCGCACCCTGTGCCAAAGGCGACCAAGTCATCGTCGACCTCGCCGGTCGTGTTGATGAAGTTGCTCGCCGGATTGTACAGGTGCTTCCACAATATTTCCTCTGCCCGGTCGAGCCACTTCTTTACTTCCGGATCCTCGAGCTGCCGGTCATCTTGGGGCACAATGTTGTACCAGTAGCCGCTGGTCGTCGTCTTGGGGCGTAGCATTCCGGAGATCGCATTCACCAGGCCGCGCTTGGCGATGACGGGTACGCTATCGTATATGTGCTCGTCGCGTTTATACGTCGATGAACCTGTGAACCCGCAACGCTCGGGGCTCATCACCTCCGCGATCTCTTCGAAGAGTTGATTCAAATGCGCGCGCTGCGATTTGCGCGCCTTGTAGCCATCCATAACGTACTTGATCCGCGCATCCATCAGGCGTCTCCCAGGAGCGTTTTACGCACAACGCGAGACGCTGCGCCTGCGCCTGCGCCAGTCGTTCCGCTTCGTTGGTTCTGCGCTGTTCGTGATGCGCGTTTCGTCGAGGCTTCGCCGCTTTGACTTCGGCGCTGCATCGCTGACTTGATCGTGTTGGCGTCGCTCTCCTGGATGCCGGTGCCGGTCAAAACACCGCCCGCGGCACGTCCGGCCGCCTGGTTCAAATCTTCCCGCAAGGGGCGACCCGACGCGTCTCGGAAGTCCATGGCACCGGCCTTCATCAGCTCCCCGAACCCGGCCTGGTATTTCCCCACGTTAATCGCCGAGAAGGGTGGCGCGTTGTGTTGGTGCCGTTCCCGTGGCACCGGCCCCGCTGGTATTGATCGTGGCGCCGAGACCGCGGCGGCCCCTTGCGAGGCGACCCGCTTCCTGCTTCTTCGCCTTCACCTCGGCGTCTGTCTCTTTGACAGGCACTGGCGGTGCTGGCGGCGGTAAACTTGGGGCTTTCGGGGCCATCTTACCCATTGGCAGATCCTCCTAAATTGGCTTCGAGAACCGGGCCGACGTCCTTGAAGCCGTGTGATTTCATTAATCTGATAAACAGCATTTGTTCTGCGGCACTGAGGCCGGCCGTTGCCGTGCTGAATACGTGAGAGCAGTTACGCAGATGTGCCCACTGCAATATGTCTTCGACCAATACCTTCGAGACGTCGCCGCGGCGGTGTTCCTTCACCACCCAGAACTTGCACACGTAGCAGAGTGGCTGGAGATGAAACTCCCAGCTCGCTGCCACGAAGGCGCCGGCGCAGCGTTCTCCGTCACGTTCGACGATAAGAACGTCCGTGGTGTCATTGTCGATCAACCAGGTCACGTAGTTCTCGCCGACGTCTCGCGACCACGTTAGACCCCACGACGATTCTGCGTTCATCGCCTCCGCTGCATCGAGTATCGCCTCGATATCATTGGCGTCTCCGATACGGGATTTGATCATCCGTATCTGAGCTCGTCGTAGTCCGTCACTGGTGCTGGCGTACTGCCGACGCCTGGCCGGCCGCGTGTCCGGGCC